GATGGAGCATAAATTTTATCTACTCCAGAATTTGTAACTGTATTGTATAGAAAATTAGTAGTTCCAGTTATTCCTAAAGTACCACTTACAATATTAATATTTCCAGATAGAACATTTATATTATAACCATTACCTAAAGTCAAATTACCATTATTTACTTTATTTAAAATAAAAGCGTCTGCATTTGTTGTTAAATCTATTCCATTGCTTGTACCATAAATAGGGTTAGCATTTATTTGATTTAAAAACATTAAATTATTTGCAGCATTTCTATTTTTTGAATTATCTGTAGTAGTAAATCTATAATTTTGAGTTATTCCACTTGGAAGACTTCCATAATTAATGGCTTCAACAGAAGAAGACGTACCATAAGTAGTTCCATTTGCAAAATCATTATTATAATAATCAATTAAATTTTTATCAAAATTAGTTCCAGCACGAATTGCAAAATATCCACTTTTTATTATTCCTCCACCAACTGTATTCGTAAAACCTTCTACAGTTGTAAAAATATTACCATTTTGAAACGCTTCTCTTAATTGAATACCACTTAAAGCTAATTGACTTATAAAATTAGTATATGGACTTGAATATTGAAGATTCATAATTTTATTTAAATTACTTTCTGTTAAATATCCAGTTGAAGAATTAGAATTTGTGAAAAATAGATAAAGACTACTTATATTAGATGGAGCACCACTTAATATAATTGTAGTATTTCCATCTAAATTTATATATCCATTACTAATATAATTTTCATTTAAAGATAATTTTTGATTTTTAAAATTACCAAAAACATACCCAGCAGTTCTATCATATAAATCTGGTGATGCCAAAGTTGACTGAGATGTATATTTTCCATTTCCATTTTTTATTTTTGCATCAACCGCAAACCAAAATCTATCTATGACTTTCTCTGTTAATATTGAGCTTAAATTATTTGGACTATAACCTGTGCTTATTGTATAGTTTTCTGCTGTATCAAGCGGTTCATAGTATTGTGTATTAATAAAATTTTTATTTGCCCAATCTCCAGTGCCAAGTCTAACTCTAAAAGTAAGATCTGAAGCAATAAGAATTTTAATTGCCGTAGCTAAATTTGTAATATTCCATTTATAATTTATTTGATTATCATGAATTAAATTAAAATTATTTAAATCTGCAGTTGTTTGAGAATCTTGAGATGAAGAATATGATAAACTATCTAATTGCAATAAATTTGTATATTCAGTTGAATAAATTGAATTATAAGAAATATTTGCGCTAGCATAATTATTAGAATAATATTCTCTTTCATTTGTTCCGTAAGCTCTAAAATAATAATTTGTATTATTTATCGAAGGAACAATTGTTCCACTAGAAAATGGATTATTTACAGATAATGTATCTATAAGATAACTTCCAGATGGTACAGATACAGTAGCACCATTACTATCAACATATCTAGTTACATAATCTTGACTATTGAAATCAGTTCCACTTTTCATATATACCTTCCAATTAGAAGTTTGATGATTAATTGTATCTACTGCTCCGCTTATTTTATATTGTATGTATATATCTCCAGTTAAAGTTAAACTTAAACCACTTGGATAGCTTGCGTCTTTATATACTGTTGGAGTTAGAGTTGGAGAATCAGTAAATGTGAATCCAGATTCTACAAATAAATATTTAGTTGGATTATATTCCATAGCGCTCACACCAAATCTATTTGGATCTAATTCATTTACTGATATAACTCTATATTGTTCTGTTTCTGGATTTAAACCATAACCACTACCAGTTGTTTGACATGTCCAAATTGCTCCAGTTGATAAATTATAATTCGTTGTATCAAATACTTTATTGCAATTTATTTTAGTTAATATTTTATCTCCATTGTAACCTATTGCTGGTTGTAAATAAGAAGAAGTTAAATTAAAAAATCCAGATTGTATATCGCTTTTATCATATCCAGAAATAAAATCATTATAAGTGCTTCCAGTAACTCTATATCTTGGAGTAAAAATTTCTAATTTATAAGTTTGATTTGGAAAATTACCACTAAAATATCCACTGATATTTGAAAATTCTTCGTCTATAATAAAATTATGTATACCACCTGCTCCAGTGCTAATATTTAAAATTCTACCACCCAAACGATTTAAAATTCTATTAGAATCTTGTATTTTTATAACATCTCCTGGTTTTAAATATAAAGAATCATAACCTGCGACAAAATCTACAATTTCTGTTTCTAACTGTTCACTAACTAATGCCCATTTTCCAAGTCTATAAGCTTGACCTCTACTTGTACATCCAAATGCTCCTAATTCAACTTTTCTAATTCCATATTTTCTAATACCATTTGGATCTTCAACATATTCTACGGTTGGTTTAAAAAAATTATTACTATCATTATATCTAACTACAGCTATTGTATTTCTAGTTTTTTTACTACTACTTGAATAACTGAAATCACCATTTTCTACATTAGAATTATTAAATAAAATAATTGGATTTTTTGGCGTGTCTGCAATTGCAAAAATTGATCCATTTGCATAATATGACATTCCTCGAAATATGCTAGCGAAATCATTTAACATGCTATAAGCATCAGAAAAATCATTAATTATAGCATTACAAGTAAATCTTGGTTCTTTATCTCCATAGCCATCATCAACAATTGTATCGCAATATTGACCAATTTGATATAAACTCCATTTATCAACTTGTGTATTTTTTATATATTTTCCTAAACCATATCTTTTATTTGTTAGAAGATCATAATAACACCAAGCTGGATTATCTGTCCAATAAAGTCCACTACCAGAAGGATGATATTGATCCGAAAATCTTCCATCCCAATCTCCAGAATATGTTTTCTTAATTGGATCATAATTGCTTGGAATTTTTACTTTTAATAATTTAACATCATATCCTCTATCTGGAGCGCTTGAAAAATATTCAGAAGTAAATAAGCTTTTAAAAATTGCGCATTTTGGATATATATATTCTTCTTGAAAAACTTCTGTTAATGCATTTACTGTAATTGAATCCCTAAGATTTAAAACAGTACTTTCTTTACTTGTTCTTTCTATCTCTATTCTCCACCCTAAATGAGATGTATCATTTGGATCAAAATAATTTGTCAAAGAGAATTCATGTTTTTCTATTATTCCCTCGGTAATTTTACCTGTAGTTGTAACATTTTTAGTTAATGGCGTTATAGATGTAATTCCATTTTTTGTAATTTTATAAATATATATAGTATAAGTAATACTTCTATCTCTTGTATCTCCAGAAGTTGATGACATTTTTACATTAGAACCACAACCTAAATTATAATTAACAACATCTACATTAGGATTATTTTGTTGATCAAATAAACTTTCAATTTTCATTGAAATTATTAAACTATTTATATTCGTAGTTCTAAAATCATAAACTTTAATAAAGTCTCTTGTGCCAGGATTATTGTATCTTAAAATATCTCCAATCGTTCTTGTTCTAGATGCTTGGGGAATACTAGAAGAACTTATATTACTTGATAATGGAATTGCTGTACTTTGATTTCCATAATCTGCTCTAAAATTTATTTGTGAAAAATTGTATTGTCCAGCGGTATTTAATAATGGAATATTTTTCCAATAAACAGATCTTAAATATGGATAATTTCCTGGATAAGATACAAAATTAACATTACTCCATCCAATATTTCCTACTGTTCCTATAAATGAATATGTACCAGATACTAATCCTTCTATTGGTCCTTCGCAAATTAAATCAGTTATTTCAGTTTCAGTTCTTGATAATTTTTTAACTCCAGTTATATATATTCCTTCTGGAGCTTCGACTGGAGTATGAGGATCTGGTGGTGATCCAGGCGTACAAGATTTTGCCACGCTTCCTCCTGCTCCACGAATTATTTTAGGATATATTTTTTTTATTTCTGTGGGCATTATTCTGTCCTTGGCTCTGTATTATTAACATAATTAGTATTATATGAAGCGCTAATACTTTTTGATCCTACAACTATTCTTCCATAACCAATAGGAATTGGTCCACCTTCCCCATTAACATTAGTTGGCCCATCAAAAAGATAAGATTTATTTCCTCCAGATTTACTTATAGCTGTATTAGGTGCAGAAAATTCTGGAGCAACAAATGGTGGGGGAGAAGATAAGAGCGCTAAAAATCCTACTGCCGCTAGCCCAATACCAGCTACAACTAAACTCGTAAGAAGAGTAGCTGAAATTGCAACAGCAGAAAGAGCTAATCCAACTCCAGTAAAAGCCAAAGCTACACCTAAGATAATCGCACCAATTGCTAACCCATTAGTACCAGACCCTTCTAACACGGGAACAATATCAATACTTTTTAAATCGTCATCTTTATAACAAGTAGATAAATTTGAATATATAACTTTTTCAAAATCATTTTTTATATCTTTTTCGTCTTTAAATATTTTAAAATCTCTTTTATTGATTAATACTCTATATTTTACATTTTCTTTATCTAGTTCATATAAATTTTTATATAAAATACTAGTATTCGCTTCTATTGCCCTTATCGCTTCACCTACGCTATTTATAGCTAAAGTCCATTTAGTTTTTTTTATTTTTTCTCCTAATATTCCATGTAATTCTATTTCAACCATAATTAGATCTCCTTAGATGTTGCTGGGAATCCTCCAAATGGTATTTCTCCATTTGTACCATATCTTTTTCTACAACCTTTTAATCTTTTTGAACAAAGGTCTGCAATCCAATAATTAGAATCAAATGGTGAAAAAGTATTATTGTTAGTTTTAGAAACAAAATAATATTTTATATCATTAATAATTACATAAACAAATTGTCCTTTTGAGTAAGCAGTCACTGGTGTTCTTGTCCATATAACAGGACTTCCAGCAGTGATACTTGTACCACCTAGTAAATCTGTTATATTTTCATCTTTATCTGTTGCCACAGGATTTCCAGAATTTTTTTGAGAAGATGAATAAACATTATTACCATATTCACATCCATCTCCTCTATAATCCAAAGAACAAGCCTCGCTATACATTGTCCTAAGAGGTAATTTTAAATTTTCTAAATCTATAATTGAACTCAATTCATATTGAATAATATCTTTATTTTCTTTTAATTTTCTATCTATATAAAAGGTATCGTCTGGCAACGCTGCATAACTATCTGGGTCTACAATAAAATTATCATCATTTATAATTCCACCATAACTTTTAAAATTAACTGCATCAAGATATTTTAAAAAGGTTCTTTTTCTTGTTATTTCTAATCCAATAATATCCCCTATTGATCTAATTGTATTTTTAATTTTTGTAAAGAAAAAATTATAATTTGAGTTTTGTATTTGGTTTGTGAATGTTAACTTTGGTTTTGGAAGTGTTCCTCTAGATGCAACTTCTATTCCATCCACAATAATTGGAAATGGTATATATCTTTTATTTTGCCAAATAATCTGTCCAAATAAACCAGCCGATCCAGCTACTAAATTAGAGCTTGAATTTTCTGCATTAATATTAAGATTATGAAATCTTAAAATTCCTACTGGATCATCCGTGGTTGATGAATCATAACCATTTCCATTATTATAAGGTGGAGTTAAATTATTTTTAAAACTTAATGTCGAAAGATCTATATCATCTCTATTAATACCAAAATTTCTAAAATCTAATTCATAAAAAGTTACTAAAACGCTTGGACTGAGTAAAGAAGCTTCTGAACTGATTTTTTTAGATCCAACAAGTACGCTATTATTAATGCTCATATATTTGAAGTTTCAGAAATTTTTATTGATATGTTATAATTATCATAAAAATTATAAGTAACATTCCATTCTTCACAAACAAATCTTTTTGGATACGTTTGAGAATTATCAAAATTATATGGAAATGGTGCATCATAAAAAAATGAATCCGAAGCTTTTCTTTTATGTAAAAAATGAGCAATTGCGCGAGTTTCATTTTTATTCCTACCTTCTAATATTAAATCAAATTTTAAAAGATTATTATTAACTCCATCTGGCGTTCTTTGTTCATAACCATTACCAAATTTTATTAAATTTACAGCAGGTTTTATTTGTAATTGAGAAGAATAACTTGGTTTCCAAAAAAATTCTGGTTTAACTAATCCACCATAAGTTCTGTATCCTCCCCAATATGCATTAGTACTTAAAGATGGAGCATTACCAGAATTGCTATCTATTAAACTATAATAGTAATTATTCCCTGTTGATATAATATCATTTTTAGCATATGATATGCCACTATTATAACCACTTACGCTATATAAAGATAGATCAGCCATTTTACCTTACACCTTTAGTATTATTACACTTAATATAGTGTAATTATTATACAATGTTAGGCAGAATTTCCAAAGAAGAGCAACGACTTTTTATAAACTCTAAACAAGTTTTAGGCATTCAAAATTTAAATGTTAATTATGATTTACCTATAGATGAAGTTAAAAGTTTAGGTATGCAAACGGTTGTTTTTAGTAATACTAGGCCAGTAACAGCAGAAATAACAGTAAATAAATTAATGGTAGATCAAGATAACTTCCTACCATTTACTGGAGATGTTTTTTTTAGCGGATATGTAGAATATAAGGATAAATATTTTGCTTTTAATTCTGGAATATTAAATAATTATTCTATTTCTTGCGGTGTGGGTGAAATACCATCTTTAAACGTTGCTTTAACTGTTTTAGGCGATTTTGGTGGAAATATACCCAAAAGCTCCTCTACTATTACTCAAAATGATATCAAAATAATGGATTATGCAGATATTGAAATTGACCTTAATGATTTTAAAATTAATCGCTTGCAAAATTTTCAAATAACAATTGATACAAATAGAAATATATTATATAATTTAAATAGCGCTTATCCATTTCAAGTTATATCCAATCCACCCGTAGTTAGTAATATAGATTTTGGAATGAAAATAGATGATTATCAAATTAAAAATATCAGAGATCTTTTATGTACATATCAAGTAACTGGAGTGAATATTACTTTTAAAAATTATTGTGATCCAAATGGAAGTTCAGTTTTATCATTTAATTATAATGAAGCGATATTTTTAGGAGAAACATATCAAGCTTCTGTAAATGAATCAGCTATAGTTAATTTAAAATATAAAGCATTTAGTACGCCAACATTATCAAAACCTATACCAACTCAAATTCCAAATTCAGATGCAAAAAATTTAACTAATACTATTAATTTTTAATTTTAAAATATATTTTATACAAAAAACAAGCAAAAAGATGGGTTGTTAATCCGCAGAATGGAAAAGAAAAAACCCCAAGAATAAAATAAAGTGGATTATAAAATAACGCAGTTACAATACCCATCCAAAAACTAGAACATTCTGGACATAATAATGGTCGCCTAATATATGGAATTTTAGCAATAAAATTTCTTATTGGAGCAAATATATCAGAAAAGCTCCAAACAAAACTAACTCCTAAACTTAATATACTATAAGTAAGAAGTTCAAAAAATATCATAAAAAGAATACATTCACATATTCATCATCAATTCTTGAAGTTGAAAATGCTCTATAGTTGGCTCTTTCTTGAAGTAAACGATTTTGAAAAGCTGCCCATTCTGAAATTTTAACTTTTTCAACTAATCCAATATAAGATTTTATAGTATATTTTTTAGCTATTTCTTCTAAAGAAATTGATGTATTATTTTTTTGAATAAAATCATTCAAGAAATCTAAGCATTTTAATTTATTATTATTAACATATGTTTCTACTTTTCCTCTACAAGAGCAGTTTGGATTTGTACTAAAACTTTGTATATCAGCGTAAATTTCTGGAGCAAAAGCCTGAAATGCCGTTTTAAATTCTTGATTCGGGATAAGTTCCAAAAATACTTTGGAAATAAAAGGATAATTTGCATCTATATTCATATATATATTATATTATAGAACATTAAAATTTCTAAATTTTATAGTGTAAACTATCTATATGGATAGCATTTCGTTTAAACATGTACCAGTAAGGGTAGGCACAGCTCTTAATAATTTAAAATATCTCGTTGCCACAAGCGTTGATGTAAATACAAATAACTCAATAAACCAAGTCAAATCATTGGGTTATTATAATGCTTATCCATTACAATTTCCTAGTAATTTTCTTACCAATAATATATCAATACAATACGCTATGCAAAGTGGCGATCCTATAAAACCAATAATAGATAATATCAAAACTACTCAAAATAATGATGCTTCTGGATTTTACTTGGATTTAGGTGGACTTACTTTTTCTGGAGTATATTTAGAAAATTTTTCTTTTAGCATAAATCCTAATACGCCTGTTTCTGCACAAGCTACTTTCGTTAGCTATTCTCCTGTAACTGGTCAATTTGGGAGAGATTCAGATCGTTCTGATGATAGAATTAATGGAGCTATTAGCGCTAATTTTCTATATGGACATAAAACAAACATATCAATATCTAGCGGTCAAGAAGATCTTTCTAATTATTTTGGATTAAGTTATAATTTTAAAGCAGATTACTTACAAGTTAATACTATTGGTTCAAATTACCCAAAAGTTATAAAATTAAATGGTGCTCAAGAAGATTTAGAAATAACAGAAAATCTTTATAGAAGAGTATATTATACTGGTGATACTAGATCAATCATATTAAATATTTCTGGATTATGTTATAATACTTCTCAATATTCTTTATCTATAGATAGAGCTCAATCTGTATCTTCAAATATGAATTCTCAAAATAACGGAGTCGTAACAGCTTTAAGAAAGTTTACGAAATACTACTAATGTTTTATTCTTATAAAAATTTTCCAATTACAATACAAAGTTATAATGCAGCTGGAGCAAAAAATTCTTCTTTTGCAGATTACAGTTTTGTAGCTCAAAACATTGGATTAAATATACAGCCAAATGCAGATTTTACTTTTCCTATTGATCGCAAAAAACCTTACAGAGGATTTAATAAAGAAGGATTAACTTCAACAATTCAAATAGACTTTATAAGCTAAGTGCCATATGATAAAATATTTTTTAATAATATATTTTTGGAAAGTGGAATTAAGCATAATTTTAAAATAAATTGTGGAGATAGTGTTTTTGTTAGTGGTTATTTAAAATCTTTTACCTCTTCTGTAAATCCTAATAATTTAGTACAAAATCAAGCTCAATTTATCTTTTTTTCTACTGGAAGTGGAACAAATGGATTTACTGGTTCAAATGGAACAACAACTTATCCAGTAAACGCAGATTCAAGTAGTTTTTATGCACATGGAGCTAATACTCTGATAGCTTTTAATGATACTTATAATGAATATAGTAAACATGAAGTTCAAAAAGTAGATTTCACCTATAATGCAAATATTCAACCAATATATGATATTGATACAATATATCCATCTAGAGTTGTTTTTAATAAAGAAGAAGTAGAACTAAATATTGAACTAGACAGCTATGGACTTGGTATAAGGAATATAAATAATATAATAGATGGCACAAAAATCGTTTATACTGGCTCTCAAGGATCTAGTAATGGTATAGAGCTATACTTAAGATCTGGATATTTAATTAATAAAACTTTTAATGCAAAAATTAACGATATTATAAATTCTAGAATTTCATTAAAATATTTCATATAATATTCAAATGGATAGATTTACAGCTTCAATAGTTAAACATGGTGTTATTATTCATGCAAATCCTTCGCTTTTACCATTAAGAAAAAATACATTTTTAGTTTTTGAAAGAGACCTATTAACATTAAGAATTGATGATTTTGAAAACTATCAAATAAATAAAAACTTTAAAAGCATAGAATCGGATGATAAAATTCATATTTTTGAAAATATAAAAGATTTTTCTTTTGGAGATCATGTTGATATTTATTACGAAGAATATGAATTCTTTGGATATAAAAATATATTAGAAAAAAGTGGTACAATATATAAGAATCAAATTTTTTATCCAGAAAACGGATCAGAATCTCAAAGCAAAAAAACAAAATTATACGTTTCAAGTATTGATGAAGATGAATTAGAATTAGAAGTAGAAGAAAAAGGAAGTTATATTAATCCTCCAGATCAAGATACTTATTTTATAAGTGATAACGGAGCAAGAATTCATTTAGATCATTTTTATAGAAAATCAACTATTAAAAATTATCAAAATAATATGATTAAAAATATAACACATGGAAATGGATTTTTAGTTTTACATTTATTAAACCCTCTGCCAACTAATGTAAAAGAAGGAATTATAAGTTTAAGTAAAATTTTAATTAAGACTTATTCTGATATATCAAATGCAGAAAAAGAAAATGAATATTTTTATATTGTAAACAATAAACTTCCATATCTAAGTCTTCCATTTCCAGAAATAGAAGACGAAGTCGCACATAAAATGCTTCAAGATATTTTCTTTAAGATAGATAATAAATTAGCAACATTAGAGCAAGAAATTAAAAAATTATCTAATAAATAATTTTATTTATTAGAGTTAACAGCTTACGCCTACCGCTGGTCTACTTGCAAATGGATTACTAAAACCCGCCTGGCGTAGTAAGACTTGTAGTGGTGGTTGTTGTTGTAGTAGCAATTGGTGGATAAGGAGTCGGAGGATGTGTGGTAGTTGAAGTTGTAGTTGTACTTGGACATTCCCAACAATTTCCACAATCTGTTGCCACCATGTTAGGAAAAGTACAATCTTGAATGTTCCAAATTGCTTCATCTTTACTTTTATAAAGACCGTTTTCTGTACAACAAGTATCTTCTATATAAACTTTAATATTTCTATTTTCGTCATAATCTATCCAAACATGTTTTATTCTTCCATCTGCTAAATCTATTGGAGAAGTTACTTGCTGAACAGAATTTGAAAGATCTCCATTTAGATCTATTTCAATACAATTATTATTGTAATCTATTGAATAATTTCTAAAAGTATCAAAACCAATTCCAATACTATTTTCTATTCCTGCATATCCTAATGCTCCTCCATTATAACCAGAAGCGTCAAAAGACTCTGATTGAATTATGAAAGTTAAACCATCTCCTCTTGGAGTAATATATTCTTCCGCAGAAATACTTGGAGTTATTCTCATCGCAAAATATACATTAAATGGAAAAATTTGAGACTTACAATCTCTAAATTGTATTGGATTTTTATAATAAATATTACCAACGGAATAATTTACATCATTAGTTAAAAATATAGCATTATCATCTCTGCTTCCGCTTATATAACAATCATTTACTAAGTTGAAATATAAATTTGAAAAATTCTTATTAAAAGTTATAAATTCATGAGGATTTTTAAAAGTAAAAGCTAAAATTTCATGTTTTTCTTTTGCCCAAGCTGTGCTTGCTCCAAATCCAATATAAGCATAGTTACATCCTACTCCAGCGCAACATTCCGCGTCATCTTCTAGAATTTTATTATTATTAGCTAAATTTTTATTTAAATTTAATAATTTTGATTTTAAATCTCTTGTTGTTTCTAAATATGCATTATCATAATCTCCATATTTATAAAAATTTGCAGTTGAAGAGCTAGTATAACCATGAGATGGAGTATTATTATAAAGATTTATACTTTGATCTCCTGTATAAAATGCATCAGACAAAGTTATAGGATATAAACAATTATTGCATATTTTATTAGATAAATTATCTAAAGCATCTACATAACTTTCAACAAATGAAAATCTGTTAACTGAGCTTGTTGTTTGAATATTTTGAAAATACGTGATGGAACCAGTTGGACACATTAAATTAAAATTAATTCTATAAAAACATCCAGTACAATCATTATTATATATTGAATTTATAACATACGTTTTATAATCTTCTTCTTCAGAATTAACTAAATTTTTAGAATTATTTAATGACACATAACTGCTCTCTGAAGAAGTCGGAATTAAACCAGTAAAATAACAATCATTTCCATATTTATCATTTAATAATAAAATACCTCTTTGATTGAAAAAATCTAAAGGTAAAATTCCAGGATTAGATATAGTAAAACTTAAACCACTTGTTAAATTTATATTATTTCCTGTTATAAGAAAATCATAATATTCATATTCATTTATTTTTCTTTTAATTATTGATCCAGGATTAATTATAGTCTCTTCAATTAAAGAAGAATTAATATTTAAATCTGCACTTCCAGAATAATTTATAATTAAAGAAATTTTATTTTGCAAACATGGTTGGAATATATCAGCAAGAGTATTCAATGCTCCACTTAAATATATTCCTGTGGTTAAATTCATAGGTGGTATATATAAATTAAAAAATCCACTTCCACTATCAAGTACTATTTTTTTATTTATTTTTAATGATGGCGTTGGATTATATGAGGTACTATACCTTAAACCGTTTAACGTAAATGTATTATAATAATCCCAATTTACTGCATCTGACGGATAATAAGTATCAGAATTAGATTTATAAATTAAAAACATTGAATTTGGATCTTGTTTATCAAAAATAACCCACTGATTACCAGACCATATTATTTCTTGATTATAGTTATTTTTAGCATATCTTGGTTTATTATTATAAGATGTATATTCTTTATAAGTACCATTAACAGATGATAATCCCGCATTTGTAACTAATATTCTGTCAAATATATAATCAGAATTATTAAAATTTAAAGGTATCTGAGAAGACGTAAGAGTACCACATTGTACTTGGTATGAAGCTGAAGGTATGGAATATTTTCCAAACGAATTATAGATTTCTTTTAATCCTGATGTTAAAGCTAATCCACTTGATAAATAACCTGTAAGAGTATTAAAATTTTGAAATACATTATCTGTACAAAAAACTTCATAAGATGCCGAGGCCAACGCAGAGGGTTCATTTAATTTCATGAATTAACTTTGATTTGTTTTACTTAATAAGCCTCCTGGACGTTTTTGTTCAATAATTGTTGTTATTACGTTTGATTTAATTAGATCAGTAAACTCTCTCATATTTTTATCTTTATTAGATCCGCCACCATTTTTATTATTTCCTTGATTATTTTGATCAGATGATTCACTAGTTTTTCCATCACTTTCCATATTAATAGATATTGTTATATTATTAGTATCTCCACTACTAGAAGTATTTTTAGTTTCTATAGATGATTGTAAATCTGCTATAGCTTTTGTTAAAGAATCTAAAGTCAATGATGATTCACTTCCAGTAAATACTTGATTTCCTATTTGCCCTCCTTCAGCAAAACCTTTAACTTGTCCTCTATTTAATTTTTCAAAAAAGTTAGATCCATATTTTTTAACAGCATTTTTACTAACTACAAATTCTCCACCCATTAATAAAGCAGGAATATCATCTTGAGCTTGTCCACCAGAAGCATAGCCTTTTCTAGATCCACTTCTAAAAATATTTTGTAAAAATGGTGATCCTCCAGTTGTACCTGCTGTTGAAGAAGTAACTGCTTTACCATTTGAACCCACGCCAATACTTGCTCCAAATCCAGTTGATCCTCCAATACTTCCTCCTGCGCTTGTTGCGCCCGAACCAAAAGCTCCACCTATGCCACCTATTGAACCTAAAGCTCCTCCAGCTATTCCAAGTCCAGCGCTTACAAATCCTGCAATTATTCCTTGTTGTTTTTGCCTATTATATCTATCTAATTGTTGATTATATGCAGCTTGAGCATTAGCAAGAGTAACACTATTTGAATTTAAACTGTCCTGTAAAGATCCCATGTAATTATAATAATCTTGCTCTGCTTGCATTCTTTCTTTATTTTTTATAGATTCTGGATCAGAAAGTGCATAATTAGAAAGCTCAGAACTAATAATATTCTCCCCCTTAAGTTGGTCTATATAAGCACTTAAATTACTTATTCCAGCTTTAATATCTTTTGTATTTAAACCACTAGTATTTTCTAATCCAGAAATATTGAATCGATTGTCAAAAGTTCTATTAAATGCAAATCCTCCGTCTGCCATTCCTTTAGCAGATGTTGCATTTATTGAATGCAAAAATCCAGATCCATAAGCTTGTTGTAAACTTCTAACAGCTCTTTTATTTAATACAAATTCTCCTTTCGAAAGCATCGCTGGAACATCGTCTTTATTTCCAGATCCAGAATTAACATATCCTCCACCAGCATAACCTTTTACTAAACCACCTCTTGAAAAATTAAATAATGAACTTAAACCACTTCCATTTCCTATAGCGCCTTGTAATTGATTAAAGATTCCTCCAATAAATAGTTTGGTTGATATTTCTGTAGTAATTTGTTGAATTTGTTGAAGTATTTGAATACCAAAATCTTTAAATGCATCACCAGCAGTTTGAGTTCCGCTAATAACGCTTTGGAAAGCATTAGAGAATGATGATTTAATGTTTCTAGCCGTATCTACCGCAGATGCATTTACATCTTGAAAAAATTGAGTTCTATTATAACTCATTTCATTTACAAAATTAGTTGCGACTCCAGCGATTGGATTATATCCAGGTTTACGAGCAGCGTTTTGTTGTCTTTCTAATTCTTTATTTGCATATTCAGTAGAACTTAAATAACCATTAGCAAGATCTACTAAATCATTCATTTTATCAATTTCGTCTTGTCTAAATTTTAATCTTCTTTCATCTAATTGTACATCTCTCGTATATAAATCAGTTAACTTTTGATTTCTTTCTAATATTGATAAAGTTGAATCATCTATAATTGCTTGATCTCGTATTAAATTTTTTTCAGCATCTTCTTGATTTATTAATTGTTGAGCAGAATTAGTATAATGCTCTAATATCTTTTTTTGAAGTGATTCCTGATTAATGTTTGCTTTTAAAATTGATTCAGCAGTAGTTAATGAATCAACCTTTCCAGGATTAGTTGGTTTATAATCTCCTCCAAATCCTCCTGGTAGAGCATATAAATTAGATTCAATTGCTCCATTATTTTTAGCAACATATGGGCTATTACTAATTACTGCACCAGTTTGAGTTGTTGGTTGTCCAGTAATAGTAGAAGTATTTTGTGGAGGAATTCCATTTATAGCATTA